ACTTCTCGGCATGAAGCTGGCCTTGAATGGTGTTGCAATTGATCAGACCGAATGTCGGGCAAACACTGGTGGCAGCAATGAGCAGGCGAAGCTCGTTACCAGCTGGATGATTCAAATGGCCAATAACGATGAAGTATCTCTATTTGTTGCCAATCTTAGCAGCGATGTTGACATTGAATTTCTTCGTGGGCGCCTAGTGGCCAGCGAGATTCTGTAATGGCTACAAAACGTGAGCTGATTCTCGAGGCCATCAAAACCGCCCTGACCGGTTCGGCGACGCTGGGCGCCACCGTGTATCGCAGCAGGGTCACGCCGCTGGCCAGGGGCGAGTCCCCGGCGGTGATTGTGGAGCCCGTTCGCAACGACGTCGAGCAGAACACATGCCTGCCGACCCTGGATCACTCGATGCAGGTAAGGGTTGCTGTAATTGTTCGTGGAGATATCCCAGATCAACTCGCAGATCCAGTTATTGCTGCAGCGCATTCCGCAATCATGGCTGATCTGACTCTTGGTGGAATAGCAATTGACGTTCAGCCCGGGGAAACAGAATTCACAATGCAAGATGCCGACCAACCGGTTGGTGTTATCTTTTCTATTTACATTGTTCGTTACCGCACTTCAGTGGGCGATCTTTCAACCTGAGGCGACTACCATGATTGATGAGTTCCATGGGCAGGGTGGCTCCTACATCCTTGATCCCGAAACTGGCGTCCGCGTCCTTGTTGAACGGACCGCTCCCCCTGAAACCCAAGAGGTAATTTCCAATGGCTCTTCTGACTCGCAAGCGTCTGATTCTGCTGGAGACGGAATCGACCTACGGGACGGATCCGACTCCAGACGGCGCCGACGCGGTGCTGGTGAGGGATCTGAGCATCACTCCTCTGCAGAGTGACGTTGTCAGCCGCGATCTGATTCGCCCTTACATGGGCGCATCAGAGCAGCTCCTAGCCAACACCCGGGTGGAATGCACCTTCAGTGTGGAATTGGCCGGGTCTGGCACCGCTGGCACCGCTCCTCGTTATGGCAAGGCCCTGAAGGCTTGCGGCCTGAGCGAGACGATCGTCGCTACCACAAGCGTCACCTACGCCCCAGTGAGCTCTTCCTTTAGCAGCGCAACCATCTATTACAACATTGATGGTGTCCTGCATAAGGTTACCGGTGCTCGTGGAACTTTCACCATTAACGGGACTGTTGGCCAGATTCCAACGATCGATTTCACCTTCACTGGCATTTACAATACACCGACAGACACCGCTCTGCCGGCCGTGACCTATGCCAACCAGGCCACTCCTCTGGTGTTCAAGAACGGAAACACCACAGACTTCCAATTGCTGTCCTATGCCGGCTGTTTGCAGTCTGTAACGTTCGACATGGGCAACACCTTGGTGTACCGCGAGCTCGTCGGCTGCACCAAAGAGGTGCTTCTGACCGATCGCGCCGCCACTGGCACCGTGGTTCTCGAGGCCGTCACCATGGCCACCAAGAACTACTTCACTGCTGCTCTGACTGATGGCACTCTGGGCAACCTGCTGTTCCAGCACGGTCAGACCGCTGGCAACATCGTCGATTTCGCCTCCACCAAGATCGACATCGGCGACGTGTCCTACAGCGATCAGGACGGCATTCACATGCTGAACATTCCTTACACCGCTGTGCCTAGCACAAGCGGTAATGACGAATTCAGCATTGTTTATACTTGATTCGGCTGGCAGGCCAATTCAAGAGGGGCGGCGCCATGGTCGCCCCTTTTTTATTGCGTGTATGATTGGTGAGCAGTGCCTTCCAATCAATGGCGTTTGTCCGCAAAAAGGTCAAGACTTTCAAATGGCCCGTTACCGTCGAAGAGCCCAGCGACGGGGGCACCTTCGATTCCAGTACGTTTGACGTTGTATTTAAGCGCCTTGGACGCAGCGAATTCAGCAAGCTGTCCGAAAAGGGCGACCTGCAGCTCCTCAAGTCTGTAGTGCTTGGATGGGACGGAATCACCGACGAAGACGGCAAGGAAGTGCCGTTCTCAATGGAAGCGCTGAAAGAATTCTCTGACGATCCTTATTGGATTCGGGGTGTGCTCAAAGCATATACCGAAACCTTTGATGGAGCAAAAGCGGGAAACTAAAAGAGGCCGCCATTTTTTGGACGAAAGGCGGCAAGCGTGTAGAAGATAAAAGCGGGGAAGATGCTGCCGCATTTGGCATTGTTCTCCCCGCAGAGCCGGAGGAGTTCGAGGAAGAACAATTTGAGGTGTGGGACGAGAACTGGGATATTGTTATGATGTTTTTGCGAATGCAAACACAATGGAATACGACAATGGCAGGCTATCTCGGGCTGAAATACGAGGTGCTTCTGATGCCAGGCGGTTTGTTGGATCTATACTCGGTGGGTGATCGCCTCGAGATGATGGAGGGGCTGCGGGTAATGGAAGCAGCCGCTCTCACCGAGCTCGCCAAGGAGAACAGGGATGGCGCCTAGGCAGATCACCGACATCCTGGTCCGCCTTGGCATCGAAGGTCTGCAGGGCCTCGACAAGGTCAGCAGCGCCTTCAAAGATCTGCAGAAGACGCTTGATGGGCCTACTACTTCGGCTATCGAACGTGTTCGTCGAAGCATCAATGAATATAGCGATGCTTCGGCTCGCAGCGAACAGTTAATCAAGGGTCAGCTTGAAGCATTGCGCGGCCTCAAGACGCAGGCTGACATCAATAGCGCGACATATAGAAGGCTTAACGACGACATAAATAGGCTTGAAACTGAAATGCGCGGCACTACCGCCGCCATTGATCAGCAGCGGCAAGCCGTTCTTGCCTCCACGTCTGCGTCGGAGCGCAATGCAGATGCATTGCGTCGTCAGATTCAGGCATTTGGCGCCCTTCAGCAGCAGACCAGGCCCGGATCCTCCGCGTTCGCTCAGCTCGGCCGAGACATCGAGACTGCTCGCACCCGCTTGACCGGCCTCACTACCGAGGCCCAGCAATTCAGTCGCGCCCTGACGGCCGGCTTTGGTGCGACACCGGAGCGTCTTGCAAGCCAAATCTCGATTCTTCGCCGTGGCATGGCGGAATTGCGTTTTGACTCAGAGCAGTATCTACAGACGCTGGAAAGAATCCAGCTTCTGTCTATGACGCAAGCCGGAAGAACCGGTCGAGCAAATGTTATCGCAGGCTTTCGCGCATATCAAAGCCGCGAATTCACTGCTGGCTATGCAGATCCATCAAGGCTGCCTGATCTGCCTAATACAACTGCAGCGCTCGAACAGCAGTTATCTGAACTGTCCGCGCAATTGAACAATGTTGAAAGAGGAAGTGCGGATTACACCCGTGTTTCGATGCAAATGGCAGCAGTTCAACGGGAACTGCGCACTGAGTTGCTTGGGACCGCCGAAGCGTTCAACCGTCTGAACATTGCCCAGGCCGGGGCAGAGCGTCGAGCTGCAAAGCTGGAAACGATCCAGGAGTACTACCGCACTCAGGGCCCGATGGCGCCTGGTGTTGGCGGCTTCCGAGATCCTGCCACCGGTGCAATGATCGCCCGTGGCGCTCGCACGCCAGATCGCATTCGCGTTCAAGAGCAGGCATACGCACGGCCGATCGGTCCAGAGCCCTTCCCTGAGGCTGCTCGTAGGGCGGAAGAGGCAATTGAAAGATCGCTCAATGATGTAAATAAGATTTACGAAAACGCTCGCGTTCAACGAGCCGAAATACAGTCTAGATACGATGATTTGCATATTGAAAAGCTGCTTGAAGGTCTGGATCTTGAGGGTCGTGTTAGGCAAAAGTCCTTTGATGATGAGCTTGCCGCTTTTGACCGTCAGCTTGATGCTCGAGAACGCCGCCGTCGTGGTCGTATCACACCAGGCCAAGCTGTCCAAACCGCTGGCGCCGTGATCTCTGGTGGCATCTTTGGCGGCCCTGAAGGTTTCCTCGGTGGCTTAGGTGGTGCTGCTCTTGGTGCTTCGATACCAGGCCTGGGAATTGTTGGTGGCGCATTCGCTGGCTCTGCTGCTGGCGCCCAGCTTGGAATGTTCCGGCAGCAGATTGCTGGCACGGCTGATTATGCAGCCCAGATCGGAAAGCTGCAAATTGCCTTGCGCGGAATTGTTGGCAATCAAGATGATTACAACAGGGCGATCGCGGCGGCGGCGGCGGCCACAAAAGATTTGAATGTGCCACAAACAGAAGCCACAAGAGGATTGACACGCTTGAGTGCTGCTGTGCTGGGTGCCGGCGGCAATGTGAACGACTCCATTTTCGCCTTCAGGTCCATGACCGAAGCGATTAAGGCTACGGGTGGCGGTGCTGAGCAAGTTGATGGCGCACTGCTAGCCTTGACGCAGGTATTCTCAAAAGGCAAGGTTAGCGCTGAAGAACTAAATCAAATTGCTGAAAGATTGCCCGGCACGTTTACGCTATTTGCGCAAGCAACCGGAAGAGCCGGTCCCGAATTGCAAAAAGCACTGGAGCAAGGGCAGGTTGGCCTGAATGATTTGATGAAATTTTTAGAGCTGGCTGGAGGCAGGTACGGTCAGACTGCATTAAAAATTGCAAAATCTTCAGAAGATGCAGGCGCTCGATTGAATGTTGCATTTAACAATATGAGGTTGAATGTTGGCAAGGCGCTGCAGCCATTGGGGGCACAGTTGC